GGCCATGATGATTATCAGTTAGTTAAAAGTTTAAGTTGTTTCTTATACCAATCTTGTGAAGGAGATGCAGTTAAGAAACCACTTTATAAAACTTTGGTAGAAATCCAAAACAATTTCAATGGGGATTTAGTAAGTAAGCATCCTCAATACGAGGAATTGAAGTGGGGTTAATGAACAACAATCCAACAATGATAGGAGGTGTGTATGGATTATAATAATGGTGTAAAGGCAAGTGAGTTTAATAAAAAATTTGGTCAAAGAATTGCAAAGCAAAGAAAAGACCTAAAATTAAGTCAGACAAAACTTGCAGAAAAACTTTTTGTAACTTTTCAACAGGTGCAAAAATATGAGAAGGGATTAAATGGTGTTAGTAGTTTTAAAATAAAACAACTTTCATTAGCATTAGATGTTCCGGTTAATTATTTTTTTGATTATCAGATAGAAGTAATTGATGGAAAGCTGTGTTCTTCTAATGTTCCTATAGATAATAGACAGAATGTGTCTAAAGTAGAACCACAAGATAAACAATTAGACACCAAGAAGGAGATCTAAATGAAAATATTGCAATTCATTTTTGAAGGATTTGTTTTCCTGGCTTGTATTGCCATGATTTATTTCTTCACAATATTTTTGTGTGCACTTTCAGATAAGTGTTACTACTACTATTTTCCAGGATTAATTTAATGCCTGTAAATATAATTCATACATCATTAAAAAGATATGAGTTAGGATCTAGCACACTACCAAATTTAGTCCGAGTAGAAGGTTACAAAGGTTTCAAAACTCGCAACCAAGTTTTGGAAAAAGCTCTCAAGGAGCTTAAAGGAGAGGAGGTTACTGATGACATAAGTAACTTACCTAAAGTCAAAGCTGGTAAATATTTAGAACCAGCTATACTTAATCTTTTCTCCCACGACTTGAAAGAGATCTGTGATCAACAAAAAGCTACATTTAAAATTAATGTTCCGGATCAAGGATACTTTTTTAAAGTCAAGGGAGGGAAGATTGGCAGTTCATTGGATGCTAAAATAAAATTTAGCAAAGAAATAAGTTTAGTGGATCATAACAATGCAACACATAAACTATCCGGAGAAGGTAACGTAGAAATTAAAAACTTCTCCGGTGCTGCTATAGATCCTGTGCCCTTATATCAAAACTTCCAACAACAATCACAGTTGCTAACAACAGGAAGTAAGTTCTCCCTTTTAGTCAGATTGGTTAAGGGCTGGGAGCTACAATGGTTTGTTTCTTATCCAGATAAAAAGATACAACAACTATTAATAGATGCTGCAACAGATTTTTGGTTTAGGGTTGATGGCATTATGAATGGTAAAGACTATTGGTATCCACCAGAAGATACTAAAGAGGCATCCAGATTAATTATAGGCAATGGTATATTGAATGCTGTTAATATGGATGGTAACAATGAGCTCCAGAAATTAGTGGATGATTATAAATCTGCCAATGCTGCAATTAAAGCCTCGGATGAAATTAAAAATATCTCATCAAAAAGAATGAAAGAAATAATGGGAGAGAATGAGGTTGTTAAATGTAATGATGTGGAAATTAGACATACCACAATGGAGAGAGTAAAAACTAAAGTCATAAAACTTGAAGGGCCTCCACTTAAATACAGGAGGTTTTCGGTTAAGCAGAGTGAAACATGAAGATAGAAAAAGATTTCAGATCAATGCTTACTTACTTGCCAAACAAGAAAGTGCTAAAAAAATACGATATAGAATATTGGAAAAGTTTGGTGTTGATGTCGGTGTTGAATTTATTGAAGAGCTTATTGAACTTATGGCCCTGGCTGCTATTGAGGGCCTCAAGATACAGAACCAAATATTTACTTTTCACATTAACAAAATAGGAGATGATGATGACGAACCAGAAGAACCACCAGACGAAACCAAACACTAGCAATCAGATGAAACCAAACACTAGCAATTTAATTGCTGCTTTAAATAAATTTCAAGCTAGTAATACTAAAGCTGAAAGAGATGGTGTTAATCCATACTTTAAATCTAATTATGCTACACTCGATGAAGTAATTGAGTGTTGTAGTTATGGAGCTAAATTTGGATTAGCCTTTTCTCAACAAATAGATTTTGAAAAAGATGTTGTTGATGGCAAAGTATTTTCCACACAGTTTGTTAGAACTACTGTTTATCATACGAGTAGTGAACAAGCTATCACGAGCAGACATATCATTGCAGTTAAAGGTAATAGATTTGATGATAGCCATGCAGTAGGATCAGCTATTACTTATGCTAAAAGATATTCTTTGTTAGCAATATATGGCTTGGCTACCCAGGATGATGATGGTAATGCTAACTCTATAGTAACTGATAATAAATCTGTAATTAATAAAGCAGCTCAAGATAAAAAGGAAAAAGATACTACTGCTATTACTTATGTTAATAATTATAGAGGTAAGATAGGAGATATTATTAATGATGAAAATAAATCTCTGGAAGAAAAAAAGGCTATGCTTAAAGATTATATTTCAGCAGAAAAAATTAAACTAGAAGGTTTAGGGAGAGAACTTCCTGGCCTTCATAAATCAACAATAGATAGAGTTCAAAGAGATCTCAATAAATTTAAGGAGGATAATAATGCCAAATCTAATGGTGACAAAGAAACAATTAAGGCTATTTGATTACATTAAATCCTATCATAGGAAAGAAAGAATACCTCCTACTGTTAGAGAAATAGCAAAACACATGGGCTGTGTTCACAGCAATGTTCATCGAATGCTCCGGTTATTAGAAAGAGATAGATTAATTAGGATACATCCAGCAAAACCAAGAGGTATTGAAATTTTGAATGGAAGTGGTAAATAATATTTACCAATATAACAGGGAGGTAAATACTGAATTTATATAAAAGTAGATTTGATAAACAGTTTGTTAAAGATTTGATTACAGCATTCGATGGAGAGCATGATGTGGTGGTTATTACTATGCCTTCTGAAGAGCCTGGAATAAAACCACACCAGAAATTCTATTCAGCTAATGATCCAGAACTATTAAACCTGGAGCACTCACCTCCTTCTTCTAGTGAAGTTATAATAAAACCTTATGAAGAATATTGGTTAGAAAAACACCGAGAAAAATTTGAAAAAATTTTAATGAAAACTCCAATCGAAAACAAAGATGGGAATTAAATACGATAAAACTACAGGGCTACCTTCAAATGATAATGCAGATTATAATAAATTATTGGAGATGTGGAGAGAAGAAAAAAAGAAAAGACAAGAGGCAGAAGGAGTTAATAACGATCACCAGAAATTAAATGGTAAGTTACAAGTAAGAGTAACTGAATTAGAAGAAGATAATAAAAAACTATCCAATCAAATAGTAGATAAAGATAAACATATAAAACAATTAATAGATGTGATGTGAAAACCTGGGTAATAATATTGTTTTTACAATTTAATGACCAGGCATTCTATCATCCTGTTATGGTTGATAAAGATACTTGCTCTGATCCATACGAAAGCAGCCTAGTACAACACAGAATAGTTAAAGATGAGAATGGTGTTAAGGTAGATCGCCATTTTTACAGGAGCTATATGGTCTTTGGACATTTTTGTGCTGGTGTTTTTAATGATAGGCTTTAAAGACATTTTAAGAGCCATACAGAGCCCTCTTTATTATTTGGTACTTACCCCTAGGATGACCTTCTCTTCATTAATTTAAGGGCATTAATGATTGTTCTTTGGCTATCTTTAGTAAAGACTTCCATCGGATATACATTCCGATCTCCATATCCCATCTCTTCCTCTATTTGATAGGAGGCAAAGGTTCTTACATACTCTGATCCATCACTTTCAAATATATCATACAAGTAACATTCTGTAATAATTCGTGCACACTTCATTTTCTCAAACTCGTGGTCTGTTCCTAATGTGCCTCATTCCTTTTCCTTAACAGGATCCTTCTCTCTCTTGAGCTCTTCTATTTCCTCAACAGCTTTATCTAAATCCTCTGTTGCGTTCTCAAGTTTTTGTGTTGTCCTTTTTAAGGAGCTCTCTTTTTCTTTAACACTTGATTGTAGCTCGGCCTTCTCATCTTTAAGAACTCTCACCTGGTCTTTCAATTCCTGTACTACTTCTTTCCAATCTGCTTTAGCTGTCATATTTTCCCCTGGCCACGATAGTATGGTTTCTTTCCTAATTGTCTGCGTTTATTTTTATTCATTGTACCTGTGATGGGCCTTCTCCCAACACTCGTACCTTTACGAGTTTTAGTATATGTAACTACAGCTCCATATTTAGGTGGCTGTGCCATTTAATATAGTTTGCCATCCCAATTACCTTTATGATCCATCACCATTGGAAGTAGTTTAGGTTGTCCATCTATTATAATACCTACTCCAACAATAAACCTTAACCTAAATGTGCGTGAATAATTAAAAGCCAGATGGGATTGCGATGCCATGCAGCCTACTTGCATTGACCAGATTAAACCATCTGGATTAGAAAAGTATTGTATCTGAAACTTACTATGAAAATGTCCTTGGGTTACACACTTACCATATTGCATTGCAAGTTTTAAACCATCTGCTGAAATTCCATGAGTGAAAAAACATTCTTGTCCAGAGCTCATTGTTAAATTCAAATCCTCTACCCACTTCCATCCATTACCTACACCCAGGAACTCATTATAATTTTTTAAATATGCTTTAGGCATTCCATGTTTTAAAGCTCTCCTATAAATTAATGATGAATGATTAGAATGAACAAGTGTCATCCGAGGAAACATCTTTTCTAATTCTCTTATGTACTCCTTGGCTTTATCCAATTCCATACCGGCTGATAAAAGATCTGGATCTGTATCATGGAATGATAAGGCATGAGCATCAAGCTCATCTCCTATATTAACTACATAATCTATTGGGTATTTTTTTTTGATTGCTCGTAAGAAATTAAAGGCATCCTTCTTGTGATAAGGTAGATGCAAATCGCTGATAACTAATATACACTTGTAACCTTTAGCCATAAAATTCATCTTTAATCCATTGCTTTACATTAAAGCCTGGACAGTTGGGTTTCTTGGGCTCTGCATCAGAATGACCAATCACTTCTATATCTGGATACATTGTTTTAATTGTTTGTATCAGACTATGAAGAGTTACATATTGATCCCCTGTAATGTTGTTCCCTCTACCAACAAGACAAATTCCTAAACTCTTTCCATTCATTCCAAGAGCTGCACAATGAGCACCTTGCATTTTGGTATCTCTACCATTTTCTAAAATTCCATCTCTTCTGATTACATAGTGGTAGCCTATGTCATCCCATTTTCTTTCTTCAGTATGCCACCTTCTAATTTCAGTAGCACCTATATCCATCTCTGCTGGAGTATCAGCACAATGGACAACGCAATGTGTAGTAGTATTTCTTTCAATCATATACAACTTACCATATGTTTTCCGGTAGAGATTTACAAGTATTCGCCACCAGATCATCTTGGCATCTGGGAGGGAAGTACCGCTAGGCAAGATCCCCCCCAAATTCTATTAATATTTTTGTCCATATTTATCTTCTTTATATCCACTATCTATAACTTTTAAAATTCTGGTTCGAGCCACAGTTTGGCCTTCTTCTTTTATGTACTCAACCTCTGCCTTTATCTTACCACAAGCAAACTGAACTCTCTCTGGCTGAATTGTCCTGGAGGCAATCCTTTTATTTTTTACACATTCTGACATAGAAGATTGATAAGTATGCTCGACCAGCTCACCTTGAAAAAACATACAAAGGGCCCAGCAAGTAATTATAAAAGTTTTCATTAGTATGTTGCACTCCCATTCTGTCTTACTTTATCTTTAAGTTTTTCTATATTTGCTCTAGCCTCTTCCACATCTGCTTGAAGTCTTTTAATATTAACAGCATTGTGTCTGCTCTCTTCTAGCTCTCTTTGAATTTTCTCTACCTCACCACTTAACATTTCGATTAACATAAATTGTTCTGCATCCATCGGCAAACTTCCTAATAAACCACGAGGCCATTTTATTCTGAACTCGGTGTTTGCAATCAGATCCTTCTCCATTAGTTCTAGTTCTGTTGAGTGCTTATTTAATTTTTCCTGGATACCAAAGAAGGCCCACAATCCTACACAAGCAGCAGCTATTAAAGCTACTATTGTTTTAAGATCTGTACTGATAACTGATCTTTCATTTATCTTATCCATGTACTATCCGGCCCTCCCAATATAGCTAATAGGCACAATGCAATTATTAACCAAGCTGTAAAATGATAATCCATAGCACCTCATCAATCTTCTTCTCCAGATTTATTTGATCTTATTTTACCCCACGTTATAGACCAATTTAATTTCGTACTATTTTTTAATTGATCACCACTTTGAAGTGGTTTAGTAGAGATACCAATCTTTTGCCTGGTGTTATCACAGCTACTTAAAAACAAAGTC